TGATCAAACAGTTGGTACAGGCGCTCAAACCAAAGTAACTTGGTCTACAGAAGAGTGGGATACCGGATCTGTTTTTGCAAGTGATAAGTTCACTTGCGATGTTATTGGCAAATACCATTTTCACGCGGCGGTTAAGTGGAAAGCAAACGCACTTTTAGATTTTGAAATCTCGTTGTACAAAAATGGCAGCAAAGTTAAATACGTTAATTACTTCGTCAGTTATGATTCGGGTGCTAATACGGGTAGACCAACTATGCAAATAGAAGCGTCTTTATCTTTAGCGGTAAACGATTATGTTGAAGTGTACGTTCATCAAGAAAGCGGAGGAAACCTAGACATCGATGGGGACAACACCGCTAGCTGGTTTACAGGTAGGTTAGTCGAATAATGGCTTTAGTACCTATAGAAAATATCGGCGCTGTCGGAATTATAAAAGATATTCCACCTTATAACTTGGCAGCTAATGCTTGGAGCGATGGCAATAACGTTCGCGTTCTCGATAATGGGATAAAAAAGATTGCTGGTTATGAAGCCGTTATGAAGGATGGCAGCGGCGATCCCGTACCATTTGCTCCCTATTATTTGCATACGTATCTCACTACGGCTGGTACGTATTATTGGATTGCTTACGGCACTGATGATATTGCTGTGTGGACAGGCAGTGCTTGGACCGATGTGACGAGACAAGCAGAAGGCGCTTTATCAGGCACTATAAATAACAGCGTAACCACTATCACCTTAGCAGATGCGTCTGCATTTCCATCAAGCGGAACGATTGCTTTAGGCACTCAAGAAATTGCCAACGGCAGTTCAAACGGTTACGAAGAAATAACTTACTCCGGTAAATCAAGTAACGACTTAACGGGTTGCAGTAGAGCCGCTAATAGCACCACCGCAACCGAACACACCACAGCTTATCCTGTGGTTCCAATTGGAACAACTGCAACAGGCGATGCAGATTACGACGCGAACACCACGACAAGACGCTGGACCCATACTAATTTAGATGGATTAATTGTAGCGACTAATGGTCACGATGTACCTCAAATGTGGCCCCTTAATTCTAGCGGTGTTCCACAGTTAACTGTTCCCTATAGAAGACTTAAAAACTTTCCTATAAACACTAAGTGCAAAGTCATACGCGCTTTTAAAACTTTTCTTATCGGGCTTAACTGGTCTCGAACTATAGAAGAGCCAAGATTAGTTAAATGGTCAACTCAGGCAGCATCTGGTTCAGCGCCTGTAAGTTGGTTAGAAACAAATGACAGTATAGATGCTGGAGAAGTAACGCTTTCTGATACACCAGGGGAAATAATAGATGGTTTGCCATTAGGCGATTCTTTCATAATCTATAAAGACGATTCGATTTATATTATGAATTTTATCGGAACGCCTTTTATATTTAGTTTTAAATTAATGACACCAACAATTGGCTTATTAAGTAAAGGCGCATTAGCTGAATTTGAGGGCGGTCATTTCTTTATGGGTAACTCTGACTTTTACGTGTGCAACGGTCAAAATGTTACGCCGCTTTTAAGTAATAAATTACGCAGAGCCGTTTACGACGAATTGAACGGCGATAACTATCAAAAATGTTTTGTGACAGCCGATTATGTTCGTAATGAAATGTTGGCCTGTTATCCGGCGGGTTCATCTACTGTTGTAAATAAAGCGCTTATTTGGAACTGGAAGTTAAATACGTTTAGCTTTAGAGATTTACCGGATACCTCACACATTGCATCGGGTATTGTTGAAATTACAGCGGGTGTTGCTTGGAATACTGTTTCTGGTATTTGGTCTACTTATGGTGGAGTATGGGGAGCCACAAACTACGATAACGTCATTAAAAATTTAGTATTTGCTGATGTGACTAATACTAAGATGTTTCGAGATAACTCCGGCAATAAAAAAGACACTGCAAGCATGACCGCGTTTATAGAACGATCAGGCTACGATTTGAATGATCCTGCAACGATTAAATTTGTGAGTGCTGTTTACCCGCAGATTGAAGTGTCGGGAGACAACAATATAAATATTTATGTCGGTAGTCAGATGAGTGTAGAACAAGGTATTTCATGGGAAGGCCCATTTGCTTTTAACCCAAATACTAGCTCTAAGGTAAGCTGTCGTGTCAGTGGTAAGTATTTTGCAATTAAAGTCGAATCGACTACAGATGTAGATTGGAAATTACACGGCATGGCTTTTGAAGTCCAGACACGCGGTAATCGTGGCAGCAGAATGCAATGAGTTACGGCTCAAAAGATATGAAGTCTGTGACCAGGTGGTCACCTAATCCCGCGCCGACTACACCAGAGCAGCTTCCTGATTACCTGTTTTCAGAACTGAACCGACTATCGGATATTCTTTTTAACATAACGGTTATGCGGTTGGAAAAAACATTTGTTGAGCCAGGTTCAGAACCTGTGCGATCCACTAAGCCTCGTGATGGAGACATCCGGTATGCAGATGGAAGCAACTGGAACCCTGGATCGGGTGCAGGAATCTATTTTTATAATGGCAGCGCCTGGACAAAATTGTAGAGCCGTTTTAATCCCAGAAGATGAGATTGATATTTTCTGGCCTTACGTTGAGCCTTTATTAAAAAAGGTACAACCTCATACTGAAGGTGAGGTAGAGCCTCAAGACTTCATTCCTTTTTTAAAGCGAAAAGAAATGAATCTTTGGGTTGCTTTAGAAGGTAAGGATTTATTAGCAGTTGTAATCACGCAAGTTGTACCGTATCCGCGTAAAAGCGTTTTACGAATTATTTCAGCAGGCGGTAAAGATATGTATAAGTGGTTGGCCTTAATGCCAACTATAGAAAAATATGGTCGTTTGAACCATTGCAGTTATTTAGAACTGTGGGGCCGTAAAGGTTGGTCTAAAGTTTTAAAGGACTGGAAAACCAGTTATCACATTTTCACAAAAGAGATTTGAATTATGGCAGCAGGATTTAATCAATCAACACGATTCGACCCAGAAAGATTAAAAGAATTACCGACCCGTGGCAGTAAAAATCTTCTAGGAAGCTCACCGAGAGCTGGCGAACAAGAAGTAAGAGTTGGTCAAGATATTTATAAATTTGAAGGTGGTGGCCAAGGCGGTTACAGCTATGTCGCTACGATTCCCGATGATATTTATGAAGAAACCTTTGGCGGTGGACAATCGAGTGGAAGTTCAGAGGGCGGCTCAAGTGGTGGTGGAGGAGGAGGAGGCGCAAGAAGACAAGGATCACCGATGTTAGATCCAGCTATGAATATTGGTCCTTATCCTTTTGCAAACGACTACTTTCCCGTCTTACCGCAAGCCTACCAAGCGCCTGCGGCTCAAGACTTTTCAGCTTATATGCCGATTGAAATTGCCTCACCTTTTACACAAGGCGCTCCGGCAATTTACGGACAAAGCAGTTTCCCAGGTATGCCAACAGCAACTCCAAATGCACCTGTCCCACAAAATATCGGTGGGCTGCTTTATCAACCTTACAGCGCTGAATATCAGCAGGCATTTTTGCCGGATAATTTATTTAACTTTAGGCCGATAAGAATGGGTGTTGGAGATCCAAACTACACCCGTCCTATGTCCAGTGCATCAGTTATGGCCGTCTCTGAAGGAGAAGAATAATGAGTGGTGGATCATCTACAAGAGTCAGTACGACAGAGACTGGCCCTTGGAAAGAGCAACAGGGCTATTTATTGGGTGGATTTAATCAGGCCCGCGATCTTTATAATCGCGGTGTCCCGCAATATTATCCAGGCGAAAGCGTAGCAGGATTTTCTCCGCTGCAAAGAATGAGCCAACAAGCGGTTACTGGCTATGCTATGGGACCACGTGCGGCAGGAATGCAAGCAGGTGCGGAAGGTTCACTAATGCGCTCTTTAGGTGGTTATACGGGTTTCACACCGGAACAATCCGATGATCTCTTAGCGGGTAATGTGAGATTGGGTGAAGGGACACCATTTAATGCGGTATCTAATGCGCTTAGCGATTCTGTCATTAGCAACCTGCAACAAAATATCTTACCTGGTATTCGAGATCAGCAAATCAGGTATCAACCAGGCGGCAGTTCTCGCGGTGATCTAATCCAAAATCAAGCGATTACAAACGCTGTGCAAAGTGGTTTAACCCAGCCAATGGCTCAGATGTATGGCAATGCTTATGATCGCGCTCAACAAATGCGATTACCAACCGCCAATCTGGGTGTTCAACAACAGCAGTTCGGTCAATCTGCCTATCCATCGATTATGTCTGCTCCTTTAGGATTGTATGATGCCACGATGAGTATTGGTGATCGGCAACAGGCATTGCGTCAAGCTCAGATCGGAGCAGATCAACAGCGTTATGCCTATCAGTCTGAAGCGCCTTACAACGCTCTCAATCAGTACCTTAACTCAATATCCGGTAATTACGGCAGCAGTTCAATTAGTACAACGCCTGGTCCTTCTGGACTACAAACCTTGGGTCAGATCGCATCTATTGCAGGCCCGTTAATTGCAGCTTCAGATATTAGGATTAAAGAAAACATAGTACCTGAAGGTGCAAAATGGCAAGGCTTCAATGTCTTTACCTACAACTACATTGGTGACTCTACTCCGCGTAGAGGTGTAATGGCTCAAGAGGTTGAGTTGACCAGACCAGATGCCGTATCAGAAGTGGACGGAATCAAGCAAGTTAATTACGGAGCACTAGTATGATTAATAGTTCAAACTTTACAAATATCATCCCTTCAGTTCAGGGCTTTGACCCGCGTGTTGGCAGCGCTTCACCTATGCTTGCTCCTTCGCCTCCTACTAGTTTTGATCCTAGAGTGGGATCATCTGCACCTATGTTTAATCAAGGGTTTTTAAGACCAGAAGTATCGGGTTACGGAAGTCAACAAATGGGTCGCGGAAATACAGGTGGCGTAGCGCAATTGGCTGAGTTGGATGATGAAGAATTTAGAAAAGCATTAGCTGAAATTTTGACTGACAATAAATTAGCTCAAGGATATGCACGTGCGAATCGAGCTCCTGCTGCTCCTGGTGGTAGAGCTGGTGTAAACAGAAACCCGCAAGCCTTTTCCATGCCGAGAACACTAATGAGTGCGCCACTTAATATGTCTTACAACCCATTAATAAGGACGGGATAATGCTTTCCGATAGAGAAAAGTTAGAACTAGAAAAAATGTATTGTAACAAATTTAAAACCGATTATGCTATTATGGGAGATGTTCATAAATATATCAAAGTGATACATAACGCTGGCGTAGGAAAGAAAACTAATGGATAGAGAAGACAAAATTAAACATATGTTTTATGATTGGGATAGTGAAAGAAAGACTATGCTCAAGATACAGAAATGTCAAAGAAATTGGGACCATAAAAAATGGTTTAAAATTAATGAAGAATTAAGAACTCAAATAGTAAATGAATTATTATGGATAGCCACTAACTCTCCTTCAAAACAACATGAGGGTTATTATGATGTATATTATACGGCAGATAGAAAAGTAATAGAAGAGATATCAAAATATACTTGGGGTTATACACATAGAAGAAATCCTCCAGCAACTTGGAGAAACTCACAAACAAATGCTAGCATTTATATGATATGGGTTGCAAAAGAACCTGAAAGTACATTGAATAGCAATGCTGACGGTACAATAAAAGTTAATACAGATAAAAATAGATGGCAAAACGCTTATTGTAGTATTGGTATTTCTCTTGGTTTAACAATGAGAACTGCTAATAAAATGGGATTATCTACAGGTGCAAATAAAAGTCATAATGATTTAAATGGTGATGATTTCTGGCCTAAAAAATTAGGAATTTATGATGAAGTTAAAAGTGGAAAAATGGAAATATGTTATGGTTTAGGTATAGGTTATCCTCAAGAAAATAAACCTCGTTGGGAATCAGATGAACACGAACTTATGATTGGCGCAGCCAATGGTAGTAAGATTACTACAACAGGACAAGAAACACATCCTAGAACTGGTAAAAAAATGAGAAAAGCAACTATTGTTGATATGAATGAATATAAAGGTAAACAAGTACAAGACCCTCATGGCAACTTTCATTTAATTCCTGATAAAGCAGAGTTTAAAATTAACTCTTTTAGAAATAGAGAGATAAAGATAACAGAAATAAAATGAGAATAATATGTTGTAAATTTGGTAATAAGTTTACTGATTGGCATGTAGATAATCTAAAACATATGATAGACAAATATTCTGGTCTACAGTATGATAGTTTTGAAGTTATAGAAGATAATCCATATAACAATTGGTTTAATAAATTACAAATGTATAGTAAGTTTAAAGACGGTGAAAATCTATACTTTGATTTAGATGTTGTTATCTTTAACAGATTGCCTAATCTAGTTAGAAAGTATTTTACTTTATTAGATGATACATGGTGGCGTGAGCCTGCTCATACACCGTTGAATTCGTCTATTGTCTCATGGACTGGTGATGTATCTTATATTTGGAATACATTTAAAATCTATGAAGATGAAAACCTAAAGTATTATACTAGAGGTAGTGATGAGTTTTATTTTGAAGAAATAGATTATTACGATACTTATGAACCAGTTTGTCCTTCAATAAAAGATTATCTATATGAAAAACCAAAAGACTTTAGTATATGTACACTAGGTCAAATGCACCACCTCCAAGAAAAAGGTTGGTCTGGTTGGTATTCTGATTATTTTATTCCGAGATAATTTTTAAAGCATTAAGTAAAACTTCAACTTTTGTTTTACCTTTTCTTATTACACTTTTCAATTCTGTATTTTGTGAATCTCTAATTTTATCAACTTCAAACAATGCTAATTTTAAAGAAAATAAATGGTCTTCATTATCTGGATTATCAACAATAGCTTTTACAAGTGTTGGAAAGAAAGCATTATCTATTTTTCCTTCTTCCGTTACAAAACCGTCTTTTTTACCGATTCTAATAAGTTGTTCTTCAAAAAGTTTTCTTTCGTCTTTCTTTTTAGTATATGTTCTCTCATGTAAATCATCAATAGATGAAACGGTCATCAAAGCCTTAAATGTTTCATTCTCTTCATTAAAAGGAATGATAGTAGGAAATACACTCTTCTTATCTGTATCTGAACATAGAATTTCTATATTCTTTCTGTCCTCATCAATAAAGTATGAGTCAATGTAATTATCTTTTAAATATTCTTTAGTTAACATTTCTGTTCTCCTCAATATAGTTATATAAGTTTGTTTTTGCTCTCCATCCAAACTTATTTAGTATGGATATATCAGCTGTGTTATCTCGTCTTTCAGTCTCATCACCTATCACAGGTTTATAATCTATTTTAAAATACTCTGCTATGTCTACCAACTTGTTACTAATACTAGTACCTACATCTAACACACCTCTAAAAGAATTGTCCATTATAATTTGAACTGAACTTACTATATCATTAACATGAATAAAATCTCTGATATGATTAACATTTAAATATTCTACTTTACTATCTAATATTTTAGGTATTAACATATTTTCTCTGGCGCCTGGTCCGTAAACTGTAGTAAATCTCATGCCTACAGAATTGTTGTGTTGTAATTGTTCCATACCATATTTACTCATTGCATATGGATTTTTCCATGGCTCGTGTGCTGTAGAAGAGCTAGCATATATAATTCTCTTTTCACTATAGTGTTCAAACAATCTCTGACTGCCTATAACATTTGTTTTCCAATATTCAGTAGGTCTATCAAGACTATCTCTGACACCAGATAAGCCTGCTAAATGAATTACTAAATCTATATCTTTTGGAAATTCTGTATGTAATATGTCTTGGCCATTTTTAATATCAAAACCAATGACATTATGATTT